TTCCCTAAGCACGTGACTTATTGACTTGATCAGTTTTCCCCTTGACGCATTGACGGGCGATTTAAAGCGCTTCCCAGTCGCTTGGGGAATATGATTTGGCCCATCGATACGCGATCAATGCGCGATTAAGTTTCCAGCAATCTGTCTTGGACCGCCTCATCATCGAGGTCTTCTGTTCCTCGAAGGAAAAGGCCATAAAGTCGAGGGTTGTCAACCAGGGCATCTCGCATCTCGCGAGTTACCTTGACTTCAGCGCCCTTGGGAAATTGCTGATCCTCGATCTCGCTAACATCTTCCACACCACCGGCCTTGAAGTCGGCAGCAGTAAGAAGACGGATATCAGAGTCTCCCATATACTTAACGGTAACCATTACTTCTCCTTAATGATGAGTACAAACCGTGCATACTTCAGCATGGTACTGAGTGTCTGATCATCCAGATCTTGGCTAGTTTCAAGGTACTGTATGGCAATAACCCCATCAGCCGATGAACTTTGCTGAAAGAAGAGATCCTTTAGAATGCCTAGGACCTCGTCAACGCGATCGTAAGTACCTGTTTCATAATCGGCAAAGTCATGAACAAAGATCTGGAGGAATTGCCTTGTAACCAGCTGATCTTCTGCCAAGTTTTCGCTGGTATTATGCCCCAGCTTATATACGATATAGGGATGCTCTTCCCTTGATGAAGTCATCGTTTTCTTGGCAAAGATCCTATTGCCTACTATAGCTTGTAGGGGAGCATGGTTCATCATCATTCCATACACCCAGGTTCGAGCGGTCATAGGTTTTCACCCCTTCTAGCCGTTCTTACAGCAGCGGCGACCTTACTGAAGGCAAAGGGGGCATAAGATTCTAGTGTTGGCATGATGGTGGCAAATCGCGCGCTCTGGATAGTCTCAAGCCAGAGTCCATATTCAACGGTGTGATAAAGCTCGAGAATCAGAGTACCATCATCATTAGATGTGTAGGTTGATAGCCCCTCTCTTGCCAAGCCGGTTCTATCAGCCCAGGGGGCATTGGCCTTAGCAAAGCTGAGGATTTGATCTTCCGCCTCTTTCATAGCTTTGAGAGCCACTTCATCCCACTCAGGGCCATCGAACCAAGCGATAATCCCATCACGGATGGTCATGCTCATTTCATTCTGGCCGGACATTAGTCTCTCCTAGGAAGTCAAGACTACAGAGAAGGGATTCGCTACGAGTAGGATGAATACCTGAGACTCGCCAATGGTTGTTAAGCCAAAGGAAAGTGTCATTCACCTCCACCAGAAAGTTATGACGAGCGATTAGCAGATACATAGTGTTGGGAATATAGCCGGCCTCACTGTTAATGAGACCATTGTCATATCGTCGTACGTTTTGAACGATCCGAGCAATCTGGGGAGCTCGTGTTATTGCGGGACCCTTGACGAGCCCCCCAGATGCGGTCTTGGTAGGCTCGGGATCATGCTTGAGCTCGATTTTGACCGGATCTGCTTGGATAAACGCCCAAACGTTTCTGCGGCGCATTACAAGCTCTGCATGATTCATCCTCGAGTGATCCTTCCAATCCGGGTGCGACCTTCAGTAGGTCCGCTAGACGATCGAGAGTAGAGGGTAATCATAGACTTGGCATTCTCAAGCAAGTCACTGAGCTCTCGACTAGCCGCACCATCAGTAACCGAAACGAGGTTAGCAAACTGAGCGGCCTTAGCTCGCCACCCATCATACGCGGCGCGCTCGAGGGAGGGGTTATTTTCAAGCCAATAACTCAGTTGCTTGTCAGTGAAGAGGGAGTCACTCTCAGTATCCCCCTCGATAACTTCTTCGCCCAGCAGGAGCCTAAGGCTATGAATGTTTTCCAAGGAGGCTTCCATGCTGATTACTCCTCAGCGTCTGACTTGGCCTCTTCGTCGGCAGCGGCAAGAGCATCCCGAACCTCACCGACCTTCTTAAGTCCCGAGATATCCACACCCCGCTCGGCGGCAAGCTCCTTGAGCTCACGAGCACTCATGTTGGCATAGGGATTCTCTTCGGGCATCTCGTCATCAGAGTCATCCGGCTTAATGCCCAGAAGCTGCTGGGCCTTCCAAACGGGATCATTGCTGATAACCTCTCCTCGAGAATTGAGGAAAGTCACGGTCTCAGTCTTGGGCATTTGTTTTTCTCCTTGGGTGTGGAGGGGGGCCGAGGCTGGCTGATTACCCCGACCCCCCATGAATTACTTAGCTGACGTCGTACTGAGCAGGCACCGTGTAGGAGCCGGCAGCAGTAATCTGCATGACCGCACCAGCACCGCGATGGCGGATACCGGTACCGATGCCGCGGCGGTAGAACGAGTCAAGCAGCGGGTAATCGCTGCGCTGACCCGGGATCACCTTGAGTCCGCGGTATGCCGGGTTGCTGTGCTCGCGCAGGCCGATGGGGTTAGAGATGTTGTCCTGACCACCAGTGGCGATTGCAACCATGTAACCGGCCGGAATGTAGCCCTCTTCCACGACATGGAACGGGCCGTAGGTGCCGCGCTCGCCGGGCACTCGACCCGAGGGGCCACCAACGTAGGTACCGTTATTCGGCACCCAGATGGCACCGCCGTAGTGCTCCGGGTTCGGCACGAAGTCGAACTTGGCACCAGTAGCGGTACGGAAGGTCTGGATGACGTCGGCTTCCTGCTTGTTGACCCAGAGAACCAACTTGTAGCCGCCTTGGAGGGTGTAGCCATGCTCTTCGAGAAGAGTTGCCATGGTATTCAGGTTCACCGAAGTAACCGTCGCACCACCGGAAGTGATGTAGTGGTTGTGAGAACCGGCAAAGGTGGTGAACTTGTAAGCCGGCGGAACTTCGCCATCTGCGTTGTAGAAACCGAAGACGGTGAGCGGCTCGTTCTTGTCGCTGAAGCCCTGGCCATTGAGCGGGTTGAACAACCGCTGCATGACCTTGTTGAACATCAGCTTGGTGTCGGCCTCGAGAGCCAGGTTGTGCTGAAGGCGAAGCTGCGAGAGCGTGGCTTCTGCGATGAACATCCAGGTGTAGCGGATGGCCAGATCGTAGAACTTGAAGTCGAAACCTCGCGAGAACTTGCCAGCCGACGCGCGTGCACCAACGGGCTGACCATACTCGGAAGCCTCTTCGAAGTCCATCTCGGTCGGAGCCGTGATAACCTCGAGCGGGCCAGTCACCCGGAAGGTCAGGGCATCGATGATGCGGCTCCTGTCCCGATTTCGGATAGCGATGGTGCTCTGGACTTCCTCCCAGAAGGTATTGAGGTTGGTACCATCAGCGGCAACAACCACATCTGCGCGCTCATTGAAGCCATCTTCGGCACCAAGAAGCATGCGGTCATCGTCGGAAAGCAGCCAGTCGATGTAGTTGATCGACGGAGTCGTGTTCATTTAAGTGTTCTCCTTATCTTTCGTTATTAACCGGCGATGCGAACGATCAGGCGGCCAGCTTCCACTGTCCAACCGACCTTCGTACCGGTATTGGTAGTAGAGAGAACACCATTGGCAGCAGCATAAATAGCGCTACCGGCCGGGAAGGTCGTGGTGTTGAGATCGACGATCTCGCCGTCGGTCATGATGTCCACGACGTCGCCGGCCATGGCACCAATCGGAGCATTCGGGTTAGGCGTGCCATCCGGAGTACGGGCAGCATTCTTAACCAGGACACCAACCATGCCAGACTGGCCGGCAGTACCGGTAACAACGCGTCCGCTGGAGTTCAGCGAGACACCGCCGATGTAGGCACCGCTGGTAAGGGTGAGATTCGCATTCAAGCGAGCGCGGAATCCACCAGAAATCGGATCGTACTTATCGTACCTTGCCATTAGAGGCCCCTCCTTAAGGGGATAGATTTAGGGTGTTATTACAGACCCGGGTAGAAGCTCTTCAGCGTATCCGTGTCAGTTTGGCGCTTAGTCTTAGCACCACCGAACTTTCCACCAGTAGGTTCACCATCATCAGTACCCGCTCGAACAAAGTGCGGCTTCCGGGTAGCCAAATCCTTGACTGCCTTCTGAACCGACTTAACATCGAGAGTAATGACCGAGGGATCACTGGTATCCTGTTCGTAAACGAGGCTCGCCCTGTCCACACCAGAGATCGCATCTTCAGGATCGATGAAGTTAGCAGCTTGAGCGGCAACTCGAACAGCGTTGCTGATTCGCTCATTAAGGAAGCCGGCGGCGAGCTTAGCAGTCTTGTTCTTTTCCTGTTCCTCCCGAATCAGGGCCTGCTCAAGATCGCTCTTGTCAGCAAGCTCACGAGCTGCCTTCTCCTCCTTCAGCTTTCGAAGTTCCTTAAGCTCTGCCTTCATCTGCTTAGCAGTAAGCCGTTCCTGAGCAAGAGCGGTCTTTAGCCCGATTACCTTGGGATCATCAGCGTCGTCGTGGGCTGCATCCTGCGAGCCCTCATCGTTACCGCTGTCGTCTCCATCAGCATCATTGGCATCATCTTCGCCCTCGGCCCCGAGGATCCATTCAGGAAGCTCCAGGGTAGGATCAATGTAGGTGGACATGGTGGACCTTTCCGCGCATCCTGCGCTATGTTAATGGGCATCCCGCCCCGTTATGCCTTCGGTTTAACCTCAGTGCCGGCCGATTCATTCGACCGATCCTTGTTGTTACTTTGGTTAGTTTCCTCCAGCGTATCGCCTGATTCAGCGACGTCACCCTCGAGTTCCTCTTGGGTATTTTTGCTCACTTGACCCCGCTCAAGGTCTTCCTGAATCTCATCTTCAATACTGGGTGGGAAAACATGTCCCAGCTTTGTCATTTCCGACCTATAGTACTTGGTCGAAATAACGCGGCGATCCAGCATATTGTTGAGTTCATTAACCTTGGCTACACGATCAACCGGCAGCTTTTCACCAAGGATGGGCATAACCTTGCCATCTAGAGCCTCCTGCTCAAAGACGGCATGCCAAATCATCCAGTCATGAAAAAGCTGAGTGAGCTTACCAATGCCGGCAGTATCTCGCTGCTCAACCTTGGCTAGCGTGGGCATAAATCGAATAGCCAGAGCAATGCCTGACTGAGCAACCTGAGCCTCCACTTTACCAAGGGCAACATCAGTAAGCGATGAAGCCTCGACCAGTTTGGATTCTAGGTAGTTAATCTGGTCGCTGGCGGGGGTAATTGATCCCACACCCTCGACTCGGCGGAAATATGAACCTTGCGGAACTTCCATTACTCGACCGGGAGCAACTTCCCAGTCTACCTCAACACCATTCTCATCAACTGGGCGTCCGCCATCAGTAGCATAAACACCCAAGCCCTCAAGAGAAAGTGCACCAGAAACATCAGTAGCGCCCTGAGAAACTGTCTGCAGCAGCGTCTCAAACCCCCGAAGTTCTGAGGAACCGAATTGCTCGCCATCCCAATCGCGGTTCTTAAATGCATAGATGGGAATCGCAGTAATGCGATCATCCAGGTATCCAAAGGGAATGCGTTGCTTGACTAGTTTCGGTGCCTTACCATACCAGACCGGGTCGAGTTCGTAAATGCCCTCTTCCCTCGAGATGCGTCTCTTACCATTGGTCTCATCGATGCGATACGTAAGCTTGCGAATACGAAGCTTGTATGGATCGTCTGGCAAGTAGTATTGTTCCGCGATGTGGCAACCAATGAGCTTATCAGGCTCATCCTCATCATAGATGGGAAACACGATTGATGGATCCACCGAGTTAAGCGAGATTCGCTCACCCGGCAACTTATTGGGGTTCGCGGTCATATGGAAGAAGTAATCACCTCGAGCAACCCCACCATGCTTAGCGGTGTGGAAGCGAGAGTAAAACAGCTCACGGCCCAGGAAGTTATCCAGAGCCACCTTGAGGTTCTTGGGCCCGTCGGGAATCAATTCCAGGCCCTTGAGAATATAGTGGGCCGTGGTATCTACAATGATACGGGCATTAGGGATATACAGCGGTTGCTCACCCTCGAGTACGCGCAGGGTAAATTGCCGAGGCTCGTTCCAATAGATCTGGTCATACTTCATGTATGCCATCAGTCGTTCTTGATCTTCAGTAGGTACCCAGCTTGGCTTAGTTCCGCCGTATGCATTAACCGCAGACCACTGGGTATAAGTATCAGAACTCATGCGGCAGTCCTCCTCTTTCTGATATTGCTTTGTCTAGAGCTTCGTCGTTCATCGGAGAACCGCTCCATATGACCTTTGAAGAACCGCCCCAGAGCCTCAACCCCATGATTATCCTTGTCAAGGGGCAACTCGCTTGAGTTATGAAGATCGCTAGATCGCTCTGGCCATCGATATCCCTCACGCATTTCCCAAATCAACATCGTGCAGCTTTTATCTACCAGCAACCCGGGTCGCTTATCCGGGTGATCATCCGGTAGTGATTCCGGCCTAAGCTTCAATGCTGCCCTTATCAACTGAAGTCGAACCTTGATTTCACCGCCGGTGTTGTTTCGAGTCGGAACCCCAAGATGCCGCCTCAAGATCGAGGCATCATCAGGCGAGGCCGGATCAACATAGATCGCCACCAGCTTTTGCGTGAGCTCATGGTTCTTAAGCTCATTCTTAGCAATATCTTCAGTATCCCGAAGTCGGAATCGCTGTTCCCCAATAACATGAACAAAGTTATCGAGGGGATCCAGTTGAATCCATAGCCAAACCCAGTCATTGGTATACCCAAAGTCCACCGCAGCAAACAAGGGCCAATCGGGGTTATAGGGAAGATTCCGAACATGGTCTTCATCATCCCATTCCTTCATCACTCGACCCTGGCGCTGAACGAAATGCCCACCATACTGTCGGGCGAACTCATCGTCAGTTAGATCGTCCTTAGCCTCTTGAATCTCGGGATCATTATAGCCACCGGGAAAAACGATGTTATTCGTCCAGCTGGGCATTCGCCAAGACTTCCATTGGGTCTTAGTGATATCCTGACCACGGTGATAGGCCCAGTAAAGCAGCGCTGTTTCGCTAGCATCCTCAGGCACTCCCGACATAATACTCATGCCGCGTTTGTCGGAAAGGGCGGGTCGAATGTAGTCACCAAACATACGACGACGATGGCGACCAGCCTCAACTAGCAATACAAAGTCAAGACCTTCACCAACGAGACTCTCAGGGTGTCGAGCGGATCGGCACTCGATGTCAAATCCCCACCGAGTCTTGATATGCATATTGCCATTCTCGACGTTGTTAAGGAACTTCGAGCTGACCTTGTCCACACCCAAGTTTGAGAATGTGTCGTAGATGACGCGGAACTCCTTTTCGCAGTCACCATACTCGGGTCCAACGATCCAGCCTCGCATTGGTTCGCCTCGCCAGTTGCGAACAAAAGCCAGGCCCTCAACTTCCTTGGCGCCCAGGATGGTTTTGCCCCAGCGTCGTCCATTGCAAACTACTCGGTGACGAGTGTTATCATAGTGAATAACTTGCTGGCCCCTATGCGGTGAGTATCCTGTTAGCTCAAAGTACTTGTCTTTTCTAAAGACCTGTCCTTCTTCGCTGGGTAGAATAATTGGCATAGGGAGCTCCCTGAGAGTCTTGTCTTGGGGGTGACTGAATCACCCTATGAGTAAGCGCGGAATTTCCTAAGGGCCTTCCCAGGCTCTCGAGATTTACGATTTAGGCGACTCGCGATATCGGTCACGCTCGGCCCTTGCCAGCAATTCTGCCGCAGATGCCTTGGCAATTCGATCTGTTTCCTCAGCCTGAGTATCAGGTCCAATACCACCAAACCAATGGTAGGGGTCAACCGGTGCTCGGCTATCTTCCTCTTGCCCAGTCAGGGACTGAAGTCGAAGTTTATCGGCAGGGGTAAGCGCATCATTGCCCTTGGGAAATACCGTGTTGGGCATAGTGCCCCGGCCTTCATACTCACTGAGATATGTGGGCTTCGTCATTATTCCTCCTAATACCAGGTTGGAATGAGATCGCCATCGGAAAGAGTTACTACCAAAAAGCTAAATGGCGTAACCTTAGCTCGAAGATCACGGGTACTGGGCCCGATACCCCCATTGGGATGGGAATGCCAAATGGTGGTTTGCTTTAGCGTCTCATAAGTGAGAGGCCAGCCATGCTCAGTAATGGCATTGGAAAGGTTCTTGCCTTGGATAGCAAAGGAGCTAAGCGGATAGTCTGAGAGGTTAATCAACTCTACGACTTGGTCATTAGGTAGGATAAGACCTACGGCTTCTTGAGGCAGCCGACTAATCGCCATGTCTCGGAGTTGGCCCAATAGCCTGTCCTCCAGTACCCGATACATCCGGAACCTTTCCGCCGAAGATGTAAGCCAGATCGGCTTCTTGTAGTACCCCCAACATGGTTAGTCGTTCAATCGTTCTAAGCATTAGGCCAGAAAGATGGTTGATCATCGGACTATCGGCATTTCGCTCAAGGGGCGGCTTGGTCTTATCTCGAACTGGGCCCTTAAGCTGGCCATCAGTTGAAAACTCGTGATGTTTGCCGCCATGAGCTGAGCGAGGCTCATTACACAGCTGGCAGCAATCCTCAGTCTCCATCATAATCTTCCTCCACTCCGTCAACATAGCCTTCAACCATTGGCATTGTAACACCGGGGAAGTGGGCCATTGTATAACCCTGACCACCTCGAGAGGGATCCATGAGAGCCTGAGCGGGGTTAACCATAACCTGACCCAGGATACCTTGAAGCTTAACCGAAACGTCAGATTCGATACGCTGCTTAGGCTTACCGATCACATGCTCGATCAAGAACTTAGCAGCATCCAGCTTTACCGAAGGTGGAACCATCGGCTTGCCCTTCTCATCAGTTTCCACATTGTTTAGCAGATGAGTAAGGGTCTTAAGCGCATCAACGGTGGTTTCATTCATCTCCGCTTTAACAGCAGCGGTGTATCGCTCCATGGCCTCTTCATGGATAGCGGCAGAAATCCACTTGGGCTTAGGGCCCCTAAAGCCTCCGGCCTTATCTCGAGGGCGACCATGAGCTAGCTCATCGAGGTCCCACTCATCAATGGGCTTCTGGTAGTAATACTCAGCTTCCTGGGCGGTCATTGCCTCAGAGCGATTCATCCTTCTTCGCATACGAGCGCGGATTTGCTTACGGGTAAGCAACTTGCCCTCAGCGGTGCGAGGAATCTCGAGAGTGGGGAGAAGGTCCCTAATCTTACCAGACTTATGTTGGCGGTAGTCGCCCACCTTCTGGAAGTTTACTGTCATAGGAGTAGCCATCATTGCCCCCTTGGTGTGGAATCAACTTACCCATCCGCCCCGTAGCAGCAATATCATAGTTTTGGGGTTGCTTAGTTTTGGCTCTTTGTACTCGGGGAGTAACATTGGCCACTCGCCTCTGTTTAATCAGGGCAAGATCGGGCTTTTTGGGAGGTGGAGGTGCAGGTTGTAGACGAAGCACGCAGATAAGGGTAACTATGTTGATAACCAGAATAAGAAGATCCAGCATAATTACCCCTTCCGCGTACAAAAATGAGATCATGTTCACTTTATCAAGGCATAGATATAAGTCTCAAGGAGCTACGTAAGACCCTAGCTACCCCATGGCGAAGAAGTTCATTCCATTTTACTTGGTTATTCCAACCAAATATCATACTCTCCCCGAATAATCTCTTCAGGGTGTTTAATAACCTTAATGTAGAAAGAAGTTTTGGGTTGTGTGAGGGCTAGGGCTCCCTCCGGGTTTATGGCCAACGGGTGAGCGGCCAGAACTTTAATCCACCCTTGGTCTATTTTAGCCCTATTCCAAGTTTTACAACCATCTATTGAGAACTGAGCATCAAGTATAGCTTCATCTGTAGATAGACCAGAAACTTCCCATGTAATATATTCCACACCCCCCGGCTTAATTGACTTGGGTGATATTAGCTGAATCTGGATAGTCATATTGTTACCTCTCTAGGTGTGATAGCGGTATATTCTCTACTGTGACAGGAGCAACTCCGGGAAGGTTCGAACCTCCAACACTCACGGCTAGACCAGGGGGAATCAGTCAAGTCGTGCCCCCTACGTGCCCCAGCGAGGTCCGTTCGATTCGGGTCAGAACGCACGAAACGCCCCCGCTCAGCCGAAGCTGAGCGGGGGCGACGAGGCGGGGGTGCCTACAGGGCAGTGCCGTCGAGGTTGACCCATGCGGTGCCGTTGGAGACGATGACCTTGCCGCGTGTCGAGTCGTAGACCAGCGCGCCCTCACCCGCGTCGAATGCGGAGGTTAGTCCGGCGGTGGGCAGCGCGCCCACGGCGAGGTAGCGCGAGGCGCGGATGTCACGGAATCGGCTGTTGCTCCGGTTGCCGATGTCGGTTGTGTTGTCGGTTGCGGCGAGGATCTTCTTGCCGTTCTCCAGCCGTAGTGCGTCGTTGGTGATCCGCACAATCGCCTGCCCGGCGACGATGGCCTGCATCATCCCG